TATTGTGCTGCATATCAGCCTCTTCCTTACTTCAATCGATCTCTTCGAACAGCTAATCCTATGCCTTATAATGATCGGATTATGTTAAGTCAACGCCCAAATGTTATGATTGAAAGTCATAAAAATAAGGGTGGTGAATTGACATGTCCATTCTTTTATCATAAGGATTGGCTGACCTTGGATAATGCTGGACTTGAGGAGATGGGTGAATTGACCCTCTTCCAGTATGCTCCATTCCAAGCTGCTAACCCTAGTGCAACTGGTAACGTTACAATTAACGTTTATGCCTGGGCTGAAAATGTCAAACTAACTGGTGCTACTGTACTCAATGTTCAATCAGATGATGAGTATGGTAAAGGACCAGTTTCTAAGGTTGCTTCAGCTGTTGCAAGTGTTAGTTCAGCATTGGAAGAAGTGCCTGTTATTGGTTTATTTGCTAAAGCCACAACTATTGGTGCAAATGCCGTTGGCAGTATTGCATCATTATTTGGCTTTACCAATGTACCAGTCATTTCGGATGTTATGCCATTCAAAAATCAACCATTCCATGGTTTCGCTTCTTCGGAAATCGGTGTCCCTATTGAAAAATTGACACTAGATCCTAAGAATGAGTTAACTATTGACCCTAGGGTCACAGGTTTGGATGAAGATGATGAGCTAGCCATTTGTAATTTGGTTGGCCGTGAATCATTCATTGATATTTCTGAATGGGGTCAATCTTTGTCAAAGGATGATAATATTTATCAAATATCAGTGACACCTACGAATTGTCAGCAATTAAATTCGGCAACTAATGATACCTATTATGAAACACCTCTCGCTCATGTGTCGAGAATGTTTGGTAATTGGCGGGGATCTATTATTTATAAAATTAAAATAGTAGCATCTCCTTATCATCAGGGTCGTCTTCGTGTGTCTTATGATCCACGAGGCGATGTTTTTGCTGAAAATGATACTGATAATGTTGTAGTTACTAAGGTTGTAGATCTTAGTGTTACTGATGAAGCAGAATTTGTAATTCCTTATATGCAGCCTCAATCATGGCAAGAAGTTGATCAAACTGAACCATATCCATATTGGATCTTTGATAGTTCGTTTGGTTTTGCTCCGGCTTATGATGATACTGTGTGTAATGGACGTCTACGGATTTCTGTTCTCAATCCTTTGACGGGACCTGACACAACATCTAATGTTCAGGTTCTGCTCTTTATGAAAGCAGGACCTGACTTCGAACTGGCTAATCCAGGTGCAATGCCAAATCATTGGACACCTCTTGATGTTCAGTCTGCTGATGAAATTGTATCTGCTGATGGTAAAATCACCTATGTTATGGGTGAGATGACCTCGAGACCAGTTGATGCTAATTTGGTTCACTTCGGTGAAGCTATTAGATCAGTTAGGTCTGTAATGAGACGTACTAATTACCATATGCCTAGGGCCACATTTGCTTATACTGTGGATCCTGCAGATAGTTGGGTGCAAACTCGAGTTTCGAGTAATATTTACCCAGCTCATTATGGTTACACAAATAGTGCATATTGGAACGCAGATCGATTGGTTGGCACAGGTGCCACTCCTGGTAATCCAAGTTACTCTCATCCAGTGACATGGATGTCCATGTGTTTTGCTGGTGTAAGAGGATCTATGCATTATAATTATAATCAAGTAGGTTCTTTTGAGTACCCATCAATCACAGTGACACGAAATTTGGCTACTTTAGTTAGTCAATCTGTTTCATCTGGTGATTACAAGGCTCGTGCTAACGAGCCTCCAACTGTTGGTTCAGTGAACTCCGGTTGTATGCTCCAGAATGAGCGAACCCAGAATGGTGTACAGTTTTCTGTACCATTCATGAGTAAGTACAAATTTACACCTTGCGATCCTTATAGGTTCGGAAGAGGTGATAGCACTTACTATAATACTGAGGAACAAAATTACTCAGTTATTGCACATTTCGATCCTGCTTCTATAGTAGGAACTCCTTATAGGACTCGATATGATGTGTATTGTGGCATCGGTACTGATTTCACCCTTTTGAACTTCATTGGAGTTCCACCAAAACATCGTTATGATATTGAGGTGAATGGTGTGTATAGTACTGATGTTTAGGAGACCAAACTCCATAAAAAAGGAAAGGCCGCGCGGGATAGTCGTATGCGGTGCCTAACTCAAACAAAGGCGAGGTGGGTGCTCTGAAATATTGAGCACTGTATGAAGGTAAGTATTGAACTTACGTATATACACTGGGAATAGTTCCCTTATCAAGACCCCTGTTAGGAAGTAAAGTCTGACGTACCTCAGAAATGAGAGATACGTGTCTCCACTCGGTGGAAAAGTTGCAAACGGTTGAACCGTTATATTGAATGTGATTTTTTGTTGTGGAGACTCGTCTCCACTTCTTTTTT